CATTTCAAATATGATTACTTTAGAAACCATGGTGCAAGACCAACAAAAACAGGAGAGATAAATGGAAAAAGAAGAAAACTTAATACTTGCAATTATACAACAAGCAATTGAGGATGCAAAGTACGATGGCTTTAGTAAAAAAATGTTAAAGCATAAAGCGTCAGCAATTGAATGGATTATGAGTAATGATCCTCAGTTTCAAACCTATTGTAAGTATGTAGGTATGGATCCCAAATGGGCTCGTACACAAATAATCAAACACGTTCCTATGACGTACACTAAAAAACAGAAAGGTATATACAATGTCAATAGAATATAAATTTAAAGAAAATATAATTGTAAATGATGTAATGGATTATATTAATAAGACTTACGATTCACATTATGCTCAAACTAAAAATTATCAAGCAACTGAAATCATCATTGACCAAGGTCATGGTACAGGTTTCTGTATGGGCAATATTCTAAAGTATGCTCAAAGATACGGCAAGAAAGAAGGCCGTAATAAAAACGACCTTCTAAAAGTTATTCATTATGCTGTTATACAATTATCACAAGACCACTATAAAGGCAATCAGCCTGAATTAAAGTCGCCTCTTATTGAAAAGTATAACAATGCTAGTTAG